CTTATGGGACTAATAGGAAAAATTAATTACTAAATACCTGTATGATTGATGTTTTTCAACGAGGCGGACATACTATAGGCGATACGCTTATTGCTATGTCGCTATTTAATAGTCTCGATGAGCCTGTTCATATTACAACTTCTAGTGATTCTTTTTATCATAAATGGAAAAGCATTTTTGATATTGATAATCGAATCACTCTTACAGTGGATAATTATTGTCAATTATTTGTAAATCCCCCGCATCCAAGATTTTTAGAAAGTTTTAAATTATTCAGTAGATATGTTCAAACAGATCACATAAAATTATTCAATCAAAATTTTCCAATTGGGCGTCGAGGAAAAAAGGGTGTTGCTATATTAATCAATAATGGCGAACATGTAAAGGATTCAGATTTTTTTAAAAGAATAGACAATATCAAAATTGACGAGTATCCGTTTGTAAAATTTCACTCAAAATCTACTTATCAGTTTATAATTGATCTTGTACAATCAGCCGGGTACGATCCATTTATAATTGATAGTAAAGATATATCTATAGAAAATAAAATATTTGTTCTAAATGAAATATGTGATTTTGTTATAGGATATGAAGGAGGTATGTGCCATGTTGCTCATGCTCTAAAGATTCCCTCTATTATACTACCATGGCGTACTAAAACTGAGAAAAATGATGATGTTCAGATAAATGATTTTTTACATTTAGATAAACAAACTTATTTTGTAAGGAACGCAGACGAAATTTATACATGGACCCCAACATTACTAACAAACCTAATAGATGAATTGTACAATGAAACTGGCTTTAATAATTATTGGCTGACTGCCCCAACTTTTCCAGATCCAACACCTATTATTGATCGGTATAAAGATAGGTCCGGTGAAAAATTTAATAGTCAATTGGCATGGGTCTTAGAACGTATGTCTAATCCAACTGTTGGGGGATATTGATTAAACGTATTTTGTAAAAGTTTCTACCGAAAGATCGGGCAAGTCAATGTACAATTCATTTTTGTATTGTGGAAAGGCAGTAACAATAATTTGATACAAGTCCCAATAGACTTCCTCACTTAACTTGTACATATTAAGTCTATTATGTTGTCTTATCTCACGTGTTGATTCTATTAGTTCTACGTTGTCTTTACACAAACGTTCTAGTTCACTTGCTACCATTCTTAGACGTTCGCCAGGCCATTCGCTTAAGTCATAACTTTCATCAATTACACCTGCAAATGTTTTAAATCCAAGGCTACGAAGATGTGCTAAATGTCCTTGTCCACTTACTGCAATAAACGGATGCCCTACTAGCAGTGGCTTAAAGGTTTTCTCAGTTACAAAAGTTTCTGTAGGAGCAGTTTCTAATACCAAAGTAAGTTCTGTATTCCAAAAGTGAGGAGGATAAAAGTTTTCAAATCTAAAGTCCTCATGTATGTTTGGATTAGGCCAGTCTATTATAGGTTTTATATCAGTGGGCTTACTGTCAGGTATACGATAGTCAATAAAACTATAGATACTGTATTTTAATAAATCTAGTTCTTTTAAACGATCAAACATCTCTTCGCGATTTGGTCTACGTGTGCCATTTAAAAATAAAAACTTATAGGACTTGGGCTCTGAGTTGATCTTGTCGCTAGTGTATTTTAATCTTGCACGATTGAACTCGGTGGTTAGTCGATATACAAAATACTTGTCTAGATTATACTCACTAAATCCCTCAACAGTTCTATTTCCTTGCTTGACCAAGCCAATTGGTATACGTTCATTTACATAGTCCCTAGTAGGATAGTAACTACTGCTTAAAGTACTTTCACATTCACTAGGATAATAAAACAATATAGGAATGTTTAGACTTGCACACTGATCTATTATTTGTTTACAAAACTCGCCATCATTACTGTATATTTGTTCTACAAAAGAATCCGTGATAACACAATCACCTGCGATCTCTGCAGGTGTCGTAACTATTTGATAAGGGAGATTGTATAAATCAAGTACTGCGGTTAGTAGTGTATTTCTTGCACTACTAGGACCAAGTAATTTTCTAAAGAGTACTGTTATCACTTGGCGTCAATTGGAGGATCTTGTGCTTTGACTTCTTCGGTGGTTATAAATCTTGGTGGTAGTTCTTCGTAACGAATCCATTTAACTGGTCTCCAATACTTTGCCAATAAATTGTTTATTACTAGCACTGTTATAGCAATTACAATAAAACCCAAACCGGTTAATATTGACCCTGCCAAGAATACACTCGCTTGATCCATGTCCATTTTTTTGTCCTTTAAAAGTTGTTACAGTTAAGTATACGCTCAGAGTATGACTAGGTCAAGTTTTTAGGTTTTAAAAGCCAATCTAGATGTTGGCATTTTGTTACTTTGGTAATCACTGGCGCTAAATTTAATTTTGGTATTAAACACAGGAGGCCATTTAACATCAAATTTGCTCCACCCCACTCCACCTTGACCGTCATTGTGTGTAAATTGGTTTACTTGAATCAAGTTAGCACGGCTCAGCACAAACTTAAAAAACTCTGTGCTTAGTTCAACGTCTTGGTTCAAATAGCCCACTACCAAACGTGCCATTGCTCCTAGTAAGTGAAAGCAAACACCATAGTCAGGTGCGTCTGTTTTTGCAGCCATTACTTTTGGATCTTTAAGGTATTTTATTAATCTAGGTGTTAATCCCTTTGTGCCACGAGTAATACGGTTTTCTGCGTAGCTAATGATTATCTCTTCGTCTTTGGCATCAATGAATTTTAGATTCTTTGCTGCGGCCACAACACCTTTCCAAGCGGGGCTTACTGCAACTAAATCTCTAATAATATTAACAAACTTTGCATATTTTCCATTTAGTAATGCTTGATCTTTTGCACTACTAAAGCGCTCGGGGTACTTGTCAATAACTTCAATAATACTTGACAAACTAGCAGCACCGCCTTTGCCTTCGGCCTTATTACTCACACGTAGCGTTTCGCCATTGCCCCAAACCAAAATGCTATCAAATAATGCTTCGTTTTGTGCCTCGGGATAGTTAACTGCGGTAATGCCTTTCCAAGTAACGCCCATCTCTTTTAACAAGTCCGATTGTACTTTGTTATAGTCTCCACCAACGTTCTTGCCCGATGCCAACGCTAGTGGACTTGCCACTTCGCCAAAGTCAACACGAATATCACGCTCATATGGAGCCAATCCTGGAACCATTGCATTGCTACCTAGTAGTGCATTGGTTAATAATTGTTTGAATAAATCTACTTTATTTGCTTCAAATGCATCACGTTTGATCTTTTTAAATGCCACTTCCTTGCCTAGCATACCAGCTGATTGGTCTGGTATTTGTGCAATAGGAATACGAGTATTTGTTGGTACTGAGAAACGAGGCTTTAACTCTACGCGAGCAATTACTTGTTCAGTTTTCTCTGCTCCTTTGCCACTCATGCGAGTTTCTTCCCATTTAATTCCAGTGGATTGTGCAAAGTCAGTAGGACTCCAGTGTATGCCAATTGCATCAGGTTTGCGTTTTGATTCATATCTAAAGAAACTGTGCAACTGTTTATGTTCGTCTTGCATTACTACTAGAATACCTGCACCTAATTTGTTAGGATCTTGAGGAATTGGATTTGTAAATTGAATAGTTTTGGTATCGATTTTTAATTTCTTAGCAGTGTCTTTTAACAGTTGGCCTAGATCACTGACTGGAATATTGGGACTACTTGCGTCCGGAAATACAGTTACATTGGCAATAGTGTAACGATTCTTTTGTGCGTCTACAAAGTTAATTACTTGACCTTTTTGTGTTTCAAGGTAGCGTTTGGCCATTCCACCTTGTGCTTCGTCTAGTTGTATGTGTTCTAATATTTCTGAAAATCGCATAGTAATATATTTAGTCTTTAATTTGATACAAGTTCTTGTCAAACCAGCTGACAACAACATCCTCTAGGCGAGCATATCCATACTTGTTTACACTATTTATTACACTATCGTTAATAAGTCTGCGCTCGGCTAGTTCGTACCAGCTAACATGGCTTTCTAGTGGCTCTGCGGCTGCATAAACCCCGGCATATAACCATGGTGTGTTGGGCTTTCTATAAAAGTACGCATCTCTTGCGTCAAATCCCGAGATAGCCAACATATACATTATGTTTAATATATTGTAACTATAATATTGATAACTGTGATTGGAAACTATTAATCTGTTGTTATGCATATAAGTTGTCTGCGGTATGCTCATTATTAGCATGCCGTTTAGACTCATGCTTTCTCGCCAGGTACGCAAACACTTAAATGGATCTCGGGCATATTGAAAAACATCATGCGCCCAAATCAAATCTACATCTCTGGGTATGATTCTTTCTTCAAAATCGCCCTGTAGTACTTTTATGTTTTCAAGTGCCAATATGTCGGGTTCAATTTTGCCGACATCTTGATCTACTGCATAAACCAAATAGTTACGTGGCTCTGGTGGGTCATCGCGTGTCATTAGTGTTGCCCACCAACTGCTATCCATTGCTCCGCCGCATCCCATATCAGCAATAACACTTAAACTATCTAAAAAACTATCATAGCCATAGATTGTGTTTAATACTTCTAAACTATGCTGGTGACTGTCGTATGCATTTTTAAATAGTGCCATCTGTTAATATATCCAATACTACTGTTTCTTTAAATTTTTTTAAGCGGGGTTCTAGTTGATAGCAGGCTTCGGCTATGTCGTTTTCCTCACCCCAGGCACGTTGCGTTGCCAAATGACTAGCCCATGTTGCACAACTTTCTTTTGCTATCTCGACATCAAGAGCATTGTGATATGGGCGAGCACGACAACAGGCCTCGTATTCGGCCAGTAGTTCATCTGCACGTTCACGCCAATCCATTATACTACCACATCCTCCATGCCCGCAGTTCTTAAACGAACCACGTGTCCTAGCATAAAGTTTTTACTCTCTATGCCTTTCATAACTCCTAGCCATTTATTACGAAGTAATGCTACTTCATTGATAATGGTTTCAAAGTCAATTACTTCATCTTCACCATCTACATACTTTTCTGCATCTCTACTGGTTAATGCCCTGGCGTATGCTTCTAAATACTTTTGAAAATGTTTGCGCCGAATCTTGCGTAACTGTATATTTAAGTATTCCAATACCGCTTCAATTTCTTGTAGCTGGTTAAACCTATGTTCAGTAACGCCGGGCAAGTTGCTTAGTGCACGTTCAACATTGCCTTGGATTTTGATCTCGCTTTTGGCCATAATGAGTTCACTGTCGTAATAGTCAATGAACGCAGGTATTTCCCCAAGATTGGCAACTACCTTATTGTACCACATTACTCGTCTTCGTTGTTATAGTTGTCGTCTTCTTCCATAACATATTCTTTGAGTGCTTTCTTTAGATTACTATCAGTTGCACCAAACTCTTGTAAGTCAATGTCGCCTAACATATCTACTAGTACGCTCATTAAATTGTCCGCAGCCTCTTGTCTATCCTTAACGGGAATATACTGTTTTAGGATAGTATATGTTTCACTTAATACATCTATGTCCATGCTCATTCTTGTGTGTCCTCTTCAGGTTGTTCTACTGTGGCGGTCTTGGATAACACATGCGGATGAGCAGTAACATCTGCCATTACTCGATCCAAACATCCATCATCATTGCGTTCCCACCCTTTGCGGAACTTTTTAATGATTTCTCCATCAGCAGTTGTATATACCAAACTGTTGCCTTCTTTCTTTAAAAGTTCTTTACCTTCAATTAAGTCAGTTAAGCCACTGTAGGGATTCATACCAGTTTCATATGGGATTTTGACTTGTACGCTTTCAAAAGGTTTAGCATAACGTGTCTTCATGATCTTACAAGCAGCTCTAATACCTTTAACTTCAGAGATCTTGTTGCCGTCTTCGTCCTCTTTGAGTTTGAGTTTTTTCATAGCAACAACAATACTACTTGCGTAGACAAATCCTTGTCCGCCTGATATTTTGTCATCGGGATCAAACATGTCATGACTTGCGTATGTGTGATTGGTTGCAACTAACCCGATGTTTAAATCACCAAACATGTTAACACAGTTACGTACTAGGGCAGTAAGTGCTTTGGGTTTACGTCCTAGGTCACCTTTTAAATCACCAGCAGCAAATTGATTAACGTCTGTAGGAGTTAACAACATACCCAAACTGTCAATAACAAATAGCACTTTAGGACGATCACCTTCAGGAATCGCTTTATATTCTTTTACAAAGTCATTAATCATTTTGGCTAGATCATCGATCATGGCCATGTTAAGTTTAAGTAATTTGTCTTCACTTGTGTCTACATCAAGTGCTTTTAACCAAGCTTCATCAAGTGCATTTTCTGTATCAACTAGAATAACATAAATGCCTTGGGCTTGTGCGTTTTTAATTAAATTTCCGCTACAGATAAAACTCTTACCTGCGCCCGATTCTCCAGCAAATACAGTAACCTTACCCATTGGAATACCTTTAGTAAAGTCTCCGCTGATAAGATAGTTTAATGCATAATTGTTTGTACTAATCCAATCTGTTGGATCAGTAAATCCAATACTGATACCATCAATGCTTTTGGTAATACCTTTTCTAAATTTACTTACGTCAAATGCTTTTCCCATAATGTTTTTCCTTAATGTTGAAATATATTTTCTGGAACGTTTCTTTTGATTAATTCCAAAAATTCCTGTTTGTTCTCTGCTTTGGGTGCACAAAAGCCACACATGCAAATTTCCTTAACACATTGTATAACAGGCATGGCATGGTTGTCAAGTTGATTTTGCAAAGTTGTTAGTATTTTGGCGGTATCGCTCAAATATCCCAGTGGTTCTATTTTCCCACTGGTACTAGTCATGCAGTCTTTATTGGTATATACTGCACCATCTAGTTGTCTTACAAACAGAAAAAACCAATTTACGCTACAACTCCATCCTTGAAATCCCTGTCGAGGCACAAAGCTAACACTAGATTTTAAATCATTATTTAGGCTTAGTTTGCGACCACCACAACAGGGCCTACCTTCATTGATACTTAGCACCTTTTCATCTGTACCAACGTTGGATATACTTTTTACGTATTCTAATTTTTGCTTTTCTGGAACTTTACTAATCCAAAATGTTTTTAGTTTGTTGTATTGATCTGGAGTATATGCCCATTCTATCTGGTGGTTGTCAAGTGGCTTGGCTACATATCTCAATTCATTTGTTTTACAGAATTCTATTATTTCTTCTGAATCAGCAAATAACTCAGCATTATTATGCATCATTACAACACATTTAAATCTTTTATTATTCTCTTTAAGATATAAAACATTATCTTTGTACTGTTGCTTTTGTTTAGGCATATTTTCTGCATGATAGCTAACCGTAAACTCATCAACAAGAGTAACTATACGATTCCATTGAGTTTTTCCTACTATACCATTGGTTGTACAAGTTATAGTCAAGTACCAATCGTAACCTTTATGTTTTTCTCTGCAGGCAGTTAATATTTCTACTATGTTGGGATGGAATAAACTTTCGCCCCCATATACATTTAACACAACTTTACGCTGACTTGGTTTTTTGTGTTTCATGTAATGGTCAACATATTCATACATAAAATCAATTGTACGCAAACAGTCTTCGAGTGGTGGATGTTTAGTGGTATTATCGTGGCCACCTTCTATACCAGTGCTACAATAACTACAATCTAAATTACACAACTTGGTTACTTCCCAGTCTAATAAAAAACTAGGAACGTTGGTAGGATCTAGCGCGAATCCAATTGATTTTATATTATTCATTTAATGAGATTGTGTTGTTGTTTTTTAAATTTCTAATAAACAATTCTTTTATGGTAGCAATGTTCTTTTCATAATTGGTAAAGTTTGCTAAATTTAACCTAC